AAGCCCGCATTAACATTCAACCAGTGCCGCAAACATCTCCAACATCAGGCTCAAACGCTCAGGCCCAACTTGCATCATATGGTACAATGAGTACAGCAGGGCAGCGCATTGGCTTTACAAAATCATTCGTAGAACACGGCTACGTCATAGGCCTCGCTTGCGCTCGCGCGGATATCACGTACCAACAAGGTATAAATAGAATGTGGAACCGCCAAACTCGCTTCGATTTCTTTTGGCCAAAGCTCCAAGAAATTGGAGAACAAGCAGTACTACAAAAAGAAATCAAATCATTCGGTACTGCCACCGACGATAACGTCTTCGGGTACCAAGAACGCTATGCCGAATATCGCTACAAGCCATCTGAGATTCATGGTGAATTCAGATCATCATTCGCCACACCGCTAGATATGTGGCATATGGCCGAACAATTCGACGTTAACCCGCTCGTACAAGTCGTTCTAAATGGCGACTTTATCGAACAATCAACGCCAATAGAAAGAGCCATCGCAGTGACAAATGCTCCTCACTTACTATTCGATGCTTTCTTTCAATACAAACACGCCCGCCCAATGATGACCTACTCTGTACCATCTACGTTAGGGAGGTTCTAGTGGATCCAATAACAATCGCAGCAATCGGAGCCGGGGCGGGAGCCCTCGGCCCCATCCTCGGCTTTCATGGTCAAGAAATGACCAATCGGTCTAATGAAACCACCGCCAAAGATGCTACCTCTGCTAACATGGCTGACGCACAAAGAAACAGGGATTTCCAAGCTAGTCAGTCATCGGCACAAATGGCCTTCCAAGCTGACCAAATTCGCCAAGAACGCGAATACGCAACCGGGATGTCAAACACATCCCATCAACGAGCGGTCGAAGACTTAAAGCGAGCTGGACTTAACCCAATGCTAGCCATGAACTCTGGCGCGTCTACTCCAAACACCGGAGCCGCTTCAGGCGCTTCCGGCTCTGGAGCCCAAGGATCGGCTGTAACGATCCCAAAGCAAAACTCATACGGACACCTTACCGGACTAGTTAACACGGCGCTCGAGGCCGCTACGGCCCTAGGAGGCCTAGAAAAACAAAAGGCCGAAACTTCATTCATCAAAGCACAAACAACTAAAACAGGAGTAGACACAGAAACAGCAAAAAAAGACTTACCGAAATCTCAACTATTAAACGAAGTAAACGAATACGTCCGAGGAATACTCACGGATGCCAAAAAATATTGGCTACCCAAGACTGCACCAACAAATTCCGGACGTTCAACAATAAAATTTAACAGACCATAGGAGCACCAAAATGCCAAAAATCATAAACAAAAGAGCCGACGGCTCTATTCAAGTAATAACAACTTCAGTTCAGCCTTCTAAAACAGATCAATCATTCAAAGATTCGGTTGATATCAACCGCATCATGAAAAAATACCGGGCTCATGGATTCAACATGAACAATCTACCATGGCCCCAAACAGGAAAATACGGAGACTTTAGCGAAGTAAAAACATACCAACAAGCATTGCAACAAATGCTCAATGCTCACAATCTATTCGATGCTCTGCCATCCGAAACCAGAAAACGTTTCTCAAACGACCCACAGGAATTAATTCAATTCCTCTCAGACCCTAAAAACAACGATGAAGCTATAAAACTAGGATTACGCATTCAAACAAACGATGAACAAAACAACGATAAAACAAATGCAAATCCACAAAAACAAAACAAGCAATCATCAAAAACAAAACCGCCCTCTACTGAGGACGGTTCAACAAGCGAAGCGCGTTAGTCATAGACCCCTGTCAGGCGCGGCAACGCTCATGCCGCGAAAGGCTCACGAAGAGCCGCTCCCAGCCCAAAACGGCGCCTGAGTGCGTCCATGGACGGACCCCTCCTTGACGAAAGTCAAAACAAACTCAATATAACAAAACACTAACTTCAATACCCCTCAATGGTGAGGGGAATAAGGGGAGTTAGAAACAACAACAAACAGGAGTGCGACAATGTTAAAAATCTATTCAGTACGAGATACAAAAGTAGGAGCTTATCAGCTACCACAAATCTCACGATCTCATGGCGAAGCCGAAAGAAATTTCAAAACTCTTTCAAACCAAGAAAAAACTCCATTCTATATGTACCCAGAAGACTTTGATCTTTTCTACATCGGAGACTTCGACGAACAGACAGGTAAAATAGTATCTCTCGATACACCGCAACATATAATCAAAGCTATACAGCTAAAAGAGATCAAACCATTGGTCTAAAAAAGTGTGGGCATAATGAACTCTCTTGTTGTAATTATGCCCACTGACACACTACTATGTGTCAAACAACTAAAAATAGGAAGTGACCCCCAGCTCGGCTTCGGGTTTAAACTTCCTTATAACAAGGACCGTCACCTACCGTAGGGGTCACCTGAACCCCCTACAGTAGTAAAGGTCCAAACAAAAGGAAATTCTGTGCGAAGAAAACCAATGTCAAAATCAGCCTCCAAAAGAGTCTTCAAAAAAAATACAGGCATCCATAAAGTGAACTCAATTAACCCACGCAGAATGCGCGGTGGAATCAGACTATAAAAAAAGGCCAATACAGTGCGATGTACCAGCCCTAGGACCGTAGGTTTCCAAAAAGATGGAAAAACCTTATCATGGTCCCCTAAACACTATAGCAAAGAATACCCCACATTCCAACTTCCATGTGGCAAATGTCTATCATGTCGTCTCGAAAGAGCCCGTGAAACCGCTGTACGCTGTGTTCACGAAGCCCAAATGCATGAAAATAGTTCATTCATTACTTTAACTTATTCAGACGAAAATCTCAAATCTCCTACGCTCGACTACACTCACATACAAAAATTTTTAAAAAAATTGAGGAAAACACAAAATGAACCCTTATCAATATTCGCCACTGGAGAATACGGAGACCAAAATAAACGACCCCATTGGCACCTACTCATCTTCAACTACAGACCCGCTGATTCTACATACCTTAGATCTAATGATCGAGGAGATAAACTATACAAATCAGACACTCTCGACGATCTTTGGGGATATAACGATTCAACTGCAAAACCTAACGAAATTGGTGAAGTCACTTTCCAATCCGCAGGATATGTCGCAAGATACGCTACTAAAAAACTATATCACGGCCACGACGGCACTCATCCCTACGAGCCCATCTCTCGACGCTCAACAAAACACGCCATCGGCAAACTCTGGATCGAAAAATACTGGAAACAAACATTCGATCTAGGATACATAATGCTTCCAACCTCAAACGGCCCTGTCCGTTGCTCAATTCCACGATATTACGAAAAATGGCTTAAAAAACACGAACCCCTCGCCTGGAGGGATTATGTTACAAAACTAAAATTAGAAAATATTAAAAAAGCAGAACACAAGGAGGCCCTAGCCGACAAAAAGGAAAAACTCATTAATCTCAAACGTTCAGGCCTTAAAGGCCTTCACATAAAAAATTCATACGCTCGTAACAAAATACTCGAGCAAAAAACTAAACACACAAAGGAACAAAAATGTTAGGCAACCGTCATTCACAACATTCATTCGCTCAAATACCCGCAGTCAATATGGCGCGATCTCAATTCGACCGCTCATTCAACATTAAGGACACTTTCGACTTCGACTACCTTGTACCTATATTCGTCGACGAAATACTACCTGGCGACACTTGCAACGTAACACTAAACGCATTCGCCCGCCTCGCGACCCAAAAAGTTCCAATCATGGACAACCTCTATGTCGACTACTTCTTCTTCTTTGTACCAAACAGACTCGTTTGGGAAAACTGGGAAAAATTCAACGGAGCCCAAGACGACCCAGGAGACTCAACCGACTTCCTAATTCCACAAGTTGAACTAACAACTGGCACAGGCCCATCAGTCGGATCGATTTACGATAAATTCGGTATCCCAACAGGAATCGACAATCAATCAGTAAACGCTCTCCCATTCAGAGCCTATAATTTAATTTACAATCAATGGTTTAGATCACAAGACTTGCAAGCCTCACTAGTCGTCAACAAAGACAACGGCCCAGATGCCGACACAGAATACGAACTAGTAAAAAGAACCAAACGCCACGATTACTTCACCTCATGTCTTCCATACCCGCAAAAAGGAGCCGTAGGCGTAGGGATGGATATACAAGGAACGGCACCCGTATCTTTAATTCCATTCGCTACGAACAACAACCAAATGCAAGTGCGCATCGCCTCTACGGACGTTCTAGCCGCATCACAGGAACTCGCTGTAAATTCAGGTGGCGGATTCGTTAATAACGGAGCTACGCAAAACTACGTTCTGGACCCTAACGGACGCTTGCAAACAAACTTCGACTCCCTTTCATCGACTGCATCAATTCTCATTAATGAATTCAGGGAAGCCATCGCTACTCAATCAATCTACGAACTAGATGCTCGCGGTGGAACTCGGTACGTCGAAATATTACAATCTCACTTTAATGTAACCTCACCCGATTTCAGACTTCAACGAGCTGAATTCTTAGGCGGAGGCGAAGCCCGCATTAACATTCAACCAGTCCCGCAAACATCTCCAACATCAGGCTCAAACGCTCAGGCCCAACTCGCATCATATGGTACAATGAGTACAGCAGGGCAGCGCATTGGCTTCACAAA